CTATTTAAACATCTTTCCCCGACCAAGCAAAAGCCAATCAGAAGAAACGCCAAAGTCTTTGACTAAGTAAGCAAGCGCATCAATATCAATCAACTTGTATGGACATTCTTTTGTTGTGTCCATTGTTGCCGATCTCAACCGGGAATATTTGGGTTGATGAAGATCATATAAATTGCAGAACGTTTTCATCCCTTCAAGTTTACCGGAAGCAATCAAAGTGTTGATCGCTTCAAAAAAACGTCCTTGTATTGATTTGGCCTGCGGCCTTACTGTTTTTGCTTCCATTCTTACTTTTCAAAATTATTTCTTCTTTTCACTTTCATAGTCTGCAACCATTCTTTCAAATAGTTCTTTTGGCAGTTCGGCCAAATCTTCGCCTTGCATTGCGGCCGCTTCAAGCTTGTCGAAAATTTCATTCGGCATATATGGGTAAAATTCCGGCCGATTATAATACCCTTCTATTTCAACTTTTATCATATCCATATTTCTTTTGAGTTTCCACCTTTAGGGTAATAACGTTAGTTATTACAAAGAATATATTTATATATTCTATATATCTTTCCTTTAGAGTAAAACGACTTGCATTGCAAACGTTATGCAATTGCATTGCTTTTGCTTAATTTCAAAATTGCAATTCACTAAATACCAACTTATTATCTTTTTCATTACAAAATTGACATTTTCTAATTATTTACAATTTTTATACAGTATTTTTACTAAAAAAAGGCCTTTGTTATGCAAAAAATCACATTTGCATTGCATTTGCTTAATATTTAGGAACAACACGTAATTCCCCCAAGGCATTGATTACCCGACATTTGCACATGTTGCATTTTCGTCCGTTCGGACATTGCCTTTTTCCTTTTCAAGTTCTTCGACTTTTGCTTCAAGCTTTCCAACCTTGATCAATAATTCATGGATCAACAAATCTTTCTCTTTTACGGTAGCCGCCGAATAAATTTCCCCTTTCTGAAACATATCAAGCAACTTCTTTTCAAAAGCTTCCGCACCAAGTTCAATCAATCTTTTTGTTTCAATTGACGGTAACACGGTAGAAGAATCTGAACTTTGTTCGTTCATGGATTCAGATTTCAACATTTCGCCTTCATCGGTGAGAAGCCACGACAAACTTATATTCACGCATTTTGCTGTAATTTTATCCGCTAAGTCTTTAGATATTCCATTTCTTCCGTTGGTAACATCATACAAAACTTGCGGAGATTTTAACCCAACATGCTTTGCAAACTTATTCGCAGACATTCCCGAATATTTTAACACTGTTTTAATACGTTCACTATCAGTCATTTATAAAATATTTACGCATTATGCTTAAAATTTATGCGTGAAAAGTTTGCTTTATTCACGCATAATGCTTTATATTTGCAGCATGAAACTTTAACTTTGCAAAGGTAAAGAGAAAGTAATCATCAACAAATAGCGAATATACGTCAAATTTTTAAATAAGAATAAGTTATGGAAGGATTTTCTTTCAAGAAAGGGTTTTCACAAGTCATGCAAAAAGACATTTCAAACGTAAAGCATGAAATAATGATCACGCTTGGAATTACAACGAATGTGGCTTGGCTGAATCGGCTAAATGGAAAGGTCGAACCCAAAGTGAGTGAAGCAAAGGCGATTGAAGAAACCTTCGCCAAGTATGGAATCAAGGAAGTTTGGGGGGAATGATATGAACGCAACTGCAATGCTAACAAAGCGGGAATCCGAAGTTGCCGAATTGATCGCTTGGGGAGCAAGCAAAAAAGAAATTGCTTCACGGCTATTTATCGACAACCGAACGGTCGAAAATCACGCCCGGTCTATTTATGAGAAAACCGGGGTTACAAAGTCAAATGAACTTTCCGCATGGTGGTTTTGCGTGCATTTCAACATATCGTTTGATCTATCTCCTTTAAAAAGAAAAGTCGTAACACTTGTATTACTTCTTTTGGTTGTTTCAACTGAATTCACCAACGCACAAAATTTGAGAACATTTAGATCGGGAAAGAAGGTCGAATGTCGTGCAAGAAGGGCGAGAAGGAAAAGTGAAACAGACTTTGACTATTTACTTGAATTATAACATAATACCGCAACGATTATGAAATGTAACGCAACAGTCAAATTTTTATTCATCGGCCTATATTTCGCCGTATTCTTATTGCTTTTATTCGGGAACCCCGTTGATGATTCGACAATTGCTTATGTCGTTTATTATGGATTTGTTATTGCGAATTTGTATAACGCTTCCCGGCTGATAAAAGCATTAGAAAAAAAGCAAAAAGACAATGGGGATACAATTGCCGAAAACCGAAACGGAATATCTGAACGCTCTGATTGACGCCGCCGAATTAGGAGCACAACGGGCACTTGCGAAAGCCGGATGCCTAAAGCCCTATCTAAAGTTGCGTGAAGCTTACCGAATATATGGAGAAGGAACCGTTGATCGTTGGATCGAAGAAGGTCTTGTTGACGAAATCAAAGACGGGGACCGAAATTCAAGTGTAAGGATTGACCGCATACAAATTGAAGCCGTTGCCAAAACGTGCAATCGAGCAAGTTATCTATCTAAGGATTAACAAATTAAATAGTCAAATATGAAAAAGAATAATTATTTAATACCCGCAACAATATGAAGAATGTAATTTTAAAAAGATTATCCCTTGTTAATTGGAAGGGACAAAAGGAAAGGTCAATCGACTTTTCCAATGAAACAAGCATTTGTGGTGCAAATGCAACCGGAAAATCAACAATGTTTGACGCCTTTATTTGGTTGCTTTTCGGCAAAGATTCTCTTGACCGCAAAGATTATAATATCATACCAATTGAAAATGGCAAACGTGTTGATCGTGTTGACGCTGAAGTATGCGGCGTGCTTGATGTAAACAGCGAAGAAATCACCTTGAAGCGTGTCTTGCATCAAAAATGGGTTCGCAAACGTGGAACGGCCGTTGAAACATACGACGGGTGTGAAACTATGTTTTATATCAATAACGTGAAATGCGGTACGGCCAAAGAATATGCGGCCAAGGTTGATTCGATCATTGATGAAACCGTTTTCAAGATGATCACCAATCCTTCTTTCTTCCTTTCTCTGAAATGGCAAGATCAGCGTTCGCAATTATTCTACATTGCCGGGACAATCAGTGACGAACAAATTGCGGCTTCAAAGCCGGAATTCAAAGCCCTTCTTGATTCAATTATCGGAAAGACCTTGACCCAATACAAAAGGGAAATTTCAGCTAAGAAAACAGAGTTGAACAATGATTTGAAATTGATCCCTTCACGTATTGATCAGACAAGAAAGTTGATGCCGGAAGCCAAAGACTTTGACGCCCTTCAAACAGAATTGGAAGCCGTTGAAAGTGAAATTGAAAGGGTTGAAAAGTCCATGACTGACAAGTCAACCGCTATTCGTGGACAATATGAGGAAATTCAGAAGAAGCAAGGTCAAATCAATGACTTGAAGACCAAACAACAAACCGTTGTTCATGAAGCAAAGGAAAAGGCCGCCAATGATGCCAACACCCAAAATTCAAAACGCCGTGAAACAGAAGGGAAACTAAACGAAGCACGGATCACCCTTTCTTCTGTACGTTCTTCATTCAAAACGCAAGAACAAACCGTTTCTTCACTGAAAGATGTGATCAGCAAACAGGATGAAAAGGTTGAAAACAAGCGGAAAGAATGGTTTGCAGAAGAAGCGAAAACCTATGATGTCAAAGAAGGTTGTTTGACTTGCCCCGTCTTCGGCGGTCCTTGTGGCGATCCGGCTGCAAAGCTTCTTCATGCTGAAAACCAATCAAAAGCCAAACAATCATTTTGGGATACCAAACAAGCGAACTTAGACCGTATCAAAGAAGAAGGCACAAACCTTTCAAAAGTATTAGAAGAACGACAAAAAGAACTTATTGCCGCCGAAAACGAATTGACAGATCAAAAGATTAAAGTTGCCAACGCTGAAAAATCGGTCAAAGAGTTTGAAGATATGCTTGCCGAAATGTCTATTGTTTCCCCGGCCCCGGTTATCGCTGAAGAATTACCGGAATGGCAAGAACTTGATAATCAGATCAAGACTATTCAAGCAACGATTGAAGAAGTGAAGCCCGTCGATACTTCAGATTTGAAAGAACAAAAGAAGACGCTTGAATCCCGCCGGGACGAACTGAAGGCCGAATTGTCTGATAAAGAAAGGATTGCCAAGTACACACAGGAAATCAACGATCTTGAAAAGAAATCCGACGAATTGGCCCAACAGATTGCAGACCTTGAAAAGAAGGAATTTACGATCATGGATTTCACGAAAACCAAAATCAATGAATGTGAATCACGGATCAATAACTTGTTTTCTATCGTCAAATTTGAATTGTTCGATAAGACCATTGACGGCGGTGAATTTGAAGCATGTATCGCAACCAACAAAGCCGGGGTTCCTATTTCTTCAACCAATACGGCCGAAAAGATCAACGCCGGGTTGGATATTATCAACGCCCTTTGTCGGTTCCACAATGTTACGGCCCCGATATTCATTGACGGCCGTGAATCAGTCAATCAGTTGATCCCAACTGAAAGCCAAATTATCAATCTTATAGTTTCAACCGATAAATCATTAACTATTAAATAATTAAAATCATGGAAGATCAAATTCTAATTTTCGGAGAATCCGAACAACCGCAACGAGTGCGCAAAGGGTTTCACTTGTCAATCAACTTCAAACATGGAAACGCCTACATTTCAACCGAATTAAAAAACAAGTTATTCGGTGAAAAAGTGACCGAAGCGAAAATCCTTCTTGTATGTAGCCAAATAGAAAACAATTGGTATTTGGCCCCTTCAAACGATTACAAAGGATATACATGTCGATTGAACGATCCTAAAATCGCAACATCAATGCGGATAAACGGAGCACAAAAAGTGCTTGAAAGAATGGCAAAGTCAATGAACATTGATCTGAATGACAAAAAGATAGTCTTTTCAGTTTCCAAAGACCCGGTTGACTACCAAGGTTTGAAACTCTATAAAATAACTCTTTAAAATTACCGCAACAATGAATGAACTTCAAAAAATGGATCAAGGAACGAACGTTGTGACATTCAACTTCTTCGATCCGACACAGTTTGAAACGATGCAACGTGTTTGCAAGATGTTCGCCAACTCTGAACTTGTCCCGGACATGTACAAAGTGAGTGATAAGAACCCTATCGACAAAGCTACGGCAAATTGTATGATAGCAATATCAATCGCAATGCGTATTGGGGCCGATCCGCTTATGATCATGCAGAACATGACGCCAATCTACGGCCGCCCGGCTTGGTCCTCAAAATTCTTGATCGCAACCGTAAACACATGCGGACGATTCAATCCACTTCAGTACAAATTCACCAATCTTGGAAGACTTGGGAAAGTGGAATACACCACATACAACAAGATTTGGACGCCCGGACAAAATGGCGGCAAAGGGTATTATCGCAATGAAGCCAAGGTTGAAGTATTCGACGGAACCCAAATTGACAATATCCAATGTATTGCGTACACTACAAAGAAAGGATCAACCGACATTCTTGAATCAACCCCGGTTGACGTAAAACTTGCAGTTCAAGAAGGTTGGTACACCAAAAATGGTTCCAAATGGCAAACCATGACCCGGCAAATGTTGACTTATCGTGCCGCTTCAATGTGGACCAACGCTTATGCGCCCGAATTGTCAATGGGTATGAAAACGGTTGAAGAAATGCACGACATTGTTGACGCTGAATATATAGACGTCACCGATACCGTTGAAAAGGAGAAGGCAGAAAATGCCAACAAAGGCACAATCAATATTGATGATGCACCAACCGCAACCGATCCGGCACAACCGGAAGATCAGCCAACGGACCAAGGGAACAATCAGAATCAACCGGGCAACAATGCGCCTAAAGCAAACGGCCCCGGCTTTTAATTATGAAACTGAAGATTCTTGGTTCTTCTTCAAAGGGAAATTGCTATGTCCTTGAAAACGAAACGGAAGCCCTTATTCTTGAATGTGGCATTTCCTTCATTGAAGTAAAGAAAGCAATCGACTTTAACTTACAAAAAGTCGCCGGGTGTCTGATCACCCATGAACACAAGGATCATTGTAAAGCGATCAACGAAGTATTGAAAACGTCCGTTCCGGTATATGCTTCAGCCGGAACAATCCAAGCAATGAACGGGCAAGGTTATCACGAACCGCACCCGTTGGAAGCCGGGAAAGTGTATATGATCGGACGTTTCAAAGTATTGCCATTTCATACAAAGCATGATTGCGCCGAACCGTTCGGTTATCTGATCCAACATGAAGAAACGGGAAATGTGCTATTCGCAACGGATACGTATTATTTGCCGAACCGATTTCAAAACTTGTCAAACGTGTTGATTGAAGCCAATTACCGCCTTGACATTCTTGAAAGGAACATTGCGGAAGGGAGAATCCCCAAAGCGTTACGGGATAGGACATTGCAAAGTCACATGTCTTTTGACACATGCCGGGACGCCCTTCTTTCTAACGATTTGAAAGCCGTCAACAATATCGTTTTGATTCATTTATCCGACGGGAATAGCAATGCGGTCGAATTCCGTGAAGGTATTCACCAAGCAACCGGAAAAACGGTTCACATTGCAGAGAAAGGAATGATTTTAAATTTTAATAAAACACCATTTTGAAAATGAGAACTTTACAAATTAAACAAGATTCGCTTTTAGTTGCTTTCCGCAATGCCGGAAAAGAAGGCAAACAAGTTTTATCCGATCTATTCGGAAAACAAGTCGCATTATACGACAACATCACCGACCGGGTGAAATCATTTGAAGACGCTTGTCAAGTTTTGGGTATTTCAACAAATGTTCCCGAAGTGAAAGGCTTGCCCCGTAAACACCAAAAGGCAATCATTGCCAATTATAAGTTGATCGTCATTGCCGAAGCATTGAACGAAGGTTGGAAACCCAATTGGCAAGATTCCGACGAATACAAGTATTATCCTTGGTTCGACATGTCCAACCCTGCGGGTGTCGGCTGCTCGTATGCGAGTCATGCGGCGTCGTCTACGGCTGCGAATTTCGGTTCTCGGCTTTGCTTAAAAAATCGAGAACTCGCAATCTACTTCGGCCAGACATTCACCGACCTTTTTAATGATTCTTTATTGTTGAACGCCTAAAACCGAAGACAATGACACATGTATTTTATATTTTGATTGCCTTCTTCATCTTCGTCGAACTGATCGTCTTGTTCTCACAAAAGAACATTCATTCAGCCGTCAAGAGATTAAAGAAGTTGAACAAGGAGAAAAAAGGTAAATTGTCCTTTGATGAAATCGGCGCAAGCATGACTTTGTATCAATCAATTGGGATCATTTATTTGATCTATTGCCTTGTCGGGTTGATGTCTTCACAATGGGTTTTATTTGCTTTGATCATTCTTCTTGCATTTATCCCAAAACGTTGGCTTTGGTGGCGTTATGTTGACAGTATTGTCACATTACTGATCTTAGCGTTCATTCTGTTGAACAAATACCATTTTCACATTGACATGTTTCACTTAATAATCAAATAAAATGAAAAAGGAATACGGTAAAGAGTACGAAACCGATGAAGAAAGAATTGCCTTCTTAGAAGACAATGCGGACAGTGTTGAAAACAAAGAGTATTTCAAACGATTCACCCCGCAAGAACTGAAGGAAAAGAAAGATCGAAAGATTGATGTTGACGTTGAAGTTGCAGACCTTGACGAAGAAAAGAAGGCTAAAATGAAGGAATACAAGGACAAGATTGACCCTTTAGCCAAAGAAGGAAAGCAACTTTTGAAGTGTATCAAGAAGAAAGGTCAAGTCGTTTCCGGTAGACTTTTCAAGTTTGTCGATAACGAAGAACGAATGGTTGGTTTCTACGACGAACAAGGTGATCTTGTGGAATCCCGCCCGGCTTTCCCGGATGAACTTCAAACAACAATCTTTCAAATGAATAGAACGGGGACAAACGATTAAAAATCATATAATTATGACAAAGCAAGAACTTATCAACACGATTGCCGAACGTGCTGAAATCAACAAGATCGACGTTGAACATGCGATCAATACGGCGTTTGATGTTGCGAAAGAAACAATCGCAAATGGTGATTCAATTTTCATTCGTGGTTTTGGAACCCTTTCCCCAAAGCGACGACAAGCGAAAGTTGCACGGAATATCACGGCCGGAACTTCGGTTGTGGTTCCCGAAACAATTGTTCCGCATTTCAAGCCTTGCAAGGCTTTCAAGGGGCAAGTAAATGAAATTCAAGTTATTAACGATTAAATTTTTAAGTCATGGAAAATGAAAAATTACAAGTTGTTTTAGGTCAAGGAGTTACAAAAGCCGAATTAGTTGTTCGTGAAGTTAGTGAAGTAAACGAATTGGAAGTAAAGGCCCCAATCAGAGTTGATTTATCCGGGACTATTGGCGCACCACTTGAATTCTTGACAAAGAGATTGTCCGAAGAAGATCAAATCAACCAAAAGCGTTGTCATGTGCTCGTAAACCGTGAAAATCTGACAATCAAGTTAGTGATCTGTGAAAATGATCAATACAAAGAAGGCAAAGTTCTTGGAACACTTCAGAAACACCCGAAATTCAAAGAATTTGGGATCAATGACAATGCTTGTGCTTGGGACCCGAACGAACTTGGACAATTCTTTAAAATGAATCGTGCCTTCTTCCCGGACAAATCGGAAAACATGAAACTTGTCACCGATTTAAAGAACTTTGAAGCAAAAGTCAACACTACAATTGAAAAGCAAAAAGCGGATAACGGAAGCTTTGCCGATAATTATTCCGGCGTTGTTACTTCCAATTTGCCGGGTGCTTTCAAATTGAGAATTCCACTTTTCAAAGGACGTCCGGCCGAAGACCTTGAAGTTGAATTCTATGCTTCAATCAATGGAAGAAGCGTGAAGTTGTATCTTATGTCACCGGGTGCATGTCAAGCCTTGGAAGACCTTCGGGATAAAGTGATCGACGAACAACTTGACGCAATCCGGGAAATTGCGCCGGAAATCGCAATCATTGAACAATAATCATTGCTTTTCCTTTCCCCCAGTCTTTTACCGGATCGGGGGATAAAATTACAGAACTTTTTAAATGAATTGACAATGGCAAAAGAAACCTATTTTTTCTCGCATGATTTCAACGCCCGAAATGATCCTAAATTGGTTGCAGTGCAACAAAAATACGGTCTTGAAGGGTTGGGGGCCTATTGGTGCATCATTGAAAATTTATACGAGCAAAACGGAATGTTAGAGGTGTCAAAGGTTGGTGCGCTCGCATATCAATTACATGGTGATGCCAAAATGATAAAAGATGTCGTGTTTGAATTCGGTTTATTCAAGAATGACGGGCAATTTTATTGGTCCGAATCAGTCAATAAAAGACTAAAGAAAAGGGCAAATATCGCAGACAAGCGCAGACAAGCAGCGCAAAGCCGTTGGCGTTTAGAAGAACAAACCGAAGAACCCCAAGAAAGCCCCGTTCCCGAAGATTCAACGCCCGATCAACCAAGTAGTCAGCAAAGCGAAGAAATCGTCGGAAACGGGAAGAAAAAGGGGAACGACGTTGATTTCAAAGCGGTGGTTGAATTATATCAAACACATTGCCCGTCTTATTCGGCAATAGTCAAACTATCAGATGCCCGGAAAAATAAAATTCGGATTCGTCTTGAAGAAATGCAAGGAAGCCTTGAAACGCTGAAGGAAGTCTTCGTCAAAATGGAAGCTTCAAAGTTTTGCCGGGGCGACAATCAAAGAGGTTGGAAGGCAACTTTCGATTGGTTATTTGCAAATGAAAAGAATTGGGTCAAGGTCCTTGAAGGAAATTATGATAACAAGAACGTGAAACCCGGTCCAACAAGTAATGATCAACAAGTGAATGATATATGGAAAGACCAATAGGAAGCATTATCGGGAATATAAGAAATAAAGGTTTCTTTCATACAATTAGACGCAATTCATATTTGCCTTACCAATTGCCTTTTGCAATGCAAGTTGTTGAAGCAATCGGAAAAGACCGAAACCCGAAGTTCTGTATTGACAACGAAAACCGATTTGTATATGAAAATTTGATCCGTTGGATTCACGGGGATCAAGACTTTAAATGTGTTGATCCGGCGACAAAAGAGATAATTCCCGGAAGATTGACCGCCGGAATATACATTGCAGGAAACACCGGAAGCGGTAAGTCTTGGGCTTTGGAAATAATGTCGGCGTATTGCGATATTGACAATGTACAAGTGACAATCGGTAATGAACAATTTTGCCTTCGTTGGCCCTGTTTTCGTTCCGATACAATTTGCGAAGAATTTACCGAAAAAGGGTCCATTGACAAATATAAAAAAAGGGCTATTCTTGGAATTCAAGACTTGGGTTCAAGTTCTGAACCGATTGAAAGCCTGTACATGGGTAATCGCATGGGGGTTATACAACAATTGCTTGAATATAGGGGGGATTTCACCGATAAAATAACCCTTATAACGTCTAACCTTCCCATGAGCCATAAAGTATTGATCGACCGATACGGGGATCGAGTTGCAAGCCGCTTGAATGAAATGTGCAATTACTTTGAGATAAAAGGCAAAGACCGCCGAAAAACATATTCAATTGATAATAAATAAAATAACAATTATGAAGACTTATATTTCGGGCAAAATTTCCGGCCTTCCTTCAGAAGAAGCAAAGAAGAAATTCAAGCAAGCGGAATCATACTTGCAAGGTCTTGGACATGATGTTGTCAACCCGTTTGAACTTCGTTTGGGTGTCGATGCTCCTTGGGAATCACACATGTTGTTTGATCTGAAATTGCTTTTTGAATGTGATTCAATTTATATGCTTGATAATTGGATCGAAAGCAAAGGGGCAATGATCGAAAAGCACATTGCCGATGTTAGAGGGATGAAAGTTTTGTTCCAAACAAAAGAAGAATCCGAAAAATATCTTGCAATAACAATTTTTAAAATCAAAGGGGCGATACAAGAAGTCATGGGATTGAAATTTGAAGAATACACAACCGAAGTCCGGTGTCGTGATTCCTTCTTCGCTCGCATGATATTCACTTATCATTGTCGAAAGACCGGAATGAAGTTGAAAGAAATTGCCCGGTATATTCACCGGGATCATACAACAATGCTTCATTATCTGAACAAGTACGACGATGAAGTAAAATACAACCCAACATTTCGGGCAATCGCAATTCGTATAAACAAAATTTTAAAACAACCTATATCACAGTAATATATGCCAAGAAAAAATGAAGGTTTGACCGCCGAAGGTCAGAAACGGCCCCAAAAGGCCGATATTTCCAAGAATGGATCAATTGACTTGGAAGAATTGAGAAAACGGGATAAAGGAAAAGTTTGTTTGAGAATCGACGCTAATACGGTGATCCTTGTTTCCCCGGAAAACAAAAACGAAGAATATGCGGCCCGATTCCGCAATAGAATTGAAAGTTTGCGATAATGGCACAACCGATCACTTTGATAAATCCGAAAGGTGAACGCCGTGACTTCGGCTTTGTCGAGTTCTACGGGTTCAAGCAGCAAGTCGCCAATTCTCAATCTTTCAAATTTTGGGCCGACGTGAAAGGACTTCCGGGTTGGTTCAAGCATAACGGAGAAACCCGCCTAAATGTCCCGGTCGTTGATCGGTTCCTTGAAGAAAAAGGATACAAGGTAATAGACAACGATATTTTCGGGAAACAAGCAAAAGTAAATCAAAAGTAAATCATTTGCAATGCAATTGCATACAACCACTTAAAATCATGGAAAAGAAAAAAGTTGTTTTGATGCTTTCAAAAGCATTTCCAAAAAGAATGTCAAACGCCGGGGAACCGACAAACTTTGCTAAAAAGTTGTCTTCCGGTGAAAAGAAACATACAATCCGTGCCAATCTTGCTTGGTGGCAAAAGAAGGCCGAATTGATCAATTCCGGCAAAGCTTACCTTTCGATCAGACAATGGGAAGGTATGCCGTACCGATCAAAGCAAATTGAGATTGCCCGATTTGACAAGATCAGTATTCAACCATTGATCATTGGTGATGCCGAATCATGGAAAGAAGATGTTTGCCAAGTTTGGGACAATGAATCACAAAGATTCAAAATGTCGAAGTTGAGTGAAGCAGCCCAAAACGACGGATTTCCCTTCGATGTCTTCAAAGAATGGTTCCTTCCTTATGACAATTCGCAAACAATGGCAATTGTTCATTTTACAGAATTCAAATATTAATAATTAAGATTGAAACAATTATGGCAAATCTTCATTTTACCCTTGATAAAAGCGCAGGAAAATTGTTGGCACAAATAGCACAAGAACACCTTTTGTGTAACCTTGATCCTAAAAAGGCTATCGAAACATTTACAATGTCTTTAAATGATCTTCCGGTTGAAATGGCAATTAAGTTGTTGAGTGGTGAACTTGTTATCGAAGTAGAAGACGACGGAGTGAACGTAAATGTAGTTTCCCGTGATGAAAACAAACATTCTGACTACCCAAAGCCCGATTTTGTTGATTGGTACTTATTCCAACATAAAGAGATAAGACGAAGCGGAGATCGTATTCGCTTAGGACTTGAAGAATTACAACGTAGCATTTCCATACATAGAGGTTCTTTTGACTTTGAATTCAATTATCAAGCACTTGGAAAGTTCATTATTAAGAACGATATTACAGAGATTGAAGATATTATTGATAGTGACCCAAGGGTTGAAAATATGCGGCGCATGTTCAAATTGTCCGATGCTTATTTGCGGAAGACTTATAAACTTTTCAACGTCTTCGACTTTCTTGAACATACTTATCCCCAACAAATCAATCCTTTCAATGGGTGTGTTCCTGGGACACGTTACCCAATTATAAACCGAATAGAAATGAAGTTAAAAGCTTTGATTGAATACGATTACGAATTGATTGAAGCAACTATAAGAGAAGAAGACGAAGAGATAAAAAAACACATTGAAGCCGCCCAAGATATTGAAAAAGAACTAAGAAACATCATTCAACCTTCAGATATAAAACTGAATTATTCGGCCGGGTGGCTTGATCCAAACGGTTTCTTCTACGGGCTAAATGGGGAAATTTCCAACATGCTACACATGAATCTTGCTGATGCCATTCGGGAAAAATACAAAGTCGAAAAAGGAACCGATATTGGAGAAAACCCGGATCGTTGGTTGGAAGAACACGGGTGGGTGAAAATACACGGGAATTGGATTCTTTATTCGGGTTATGACGAAAGCATATTCAACCGAAAAGATATTCCTTTAACCGATTGTCAAAAAAATAGCCTTGTTGCTTATGGAAATGTTTGTCATAAAGGAATCTTAAAAGTTGGTTATCAGAAAGAAGCGATTCCGGCCGCACGATTAAATATTGTAGATGATATTATGTTAAGAAAATACTTTTCACTTTAAAATCAACTATTTATGAAGATACAAGCAATTGAATTTAATTCCGAACCCGAAACGCAAGAAGCAAGAAACGGGGTCTATGTCTTTGACGGGAAAGGGAATCAATATCGTATTTGTTTAGATCAGTTTGGAGATTTAGAAGTTTATGCTTCAGACGGTCGAATCATTATTGAACCGAAAGTAAGTAATCATATAGTAATAAAGTCAGAATAAATATCATGAATAAATTTAGTGGAAAAGCAATTTATTGCCCTACGGGGAAAGCCGGAGAATATGCAACTTATGCTTGTAACTTCTTTGTTGGGTGTTCCAACGGTTGCGAATATTGTTATTTGAAAAAAGGGATCGGCGCAAAGGTCCTTGGTATTGATCACCCGGAATTGAAGAAATGTTTCAAAGACGTTGATCACGCAAAAGAAGTGTTCAAAAAAGAACTTCAACAGAATTTGGAAGACCTTCAGAAAAACGGATTATTCTTTTCGTTCACAACTGATCCAATGTTGCCCGAAACCATTGAATTGACCAAAGAAGCAATTGCGATTTGTGTGCAAAACAATGTCAATGTGACGATTCTTACAAAGCGAACGGACTTTTTCAATAGTATCTTTGGAAATGTCACCTACGGGCCAATATGTAATGCAACATTTGACAACATTCGTTTCGTGGCTTATAAAGAATCAATTGCTTTTGGGTTCACCCTTACCGGAAGCGACGATCTTGAACCCGGTGCGGCTTCTAATATGGAAAGAATTCAAATGATGAAAGACCTTCACGATCTTGGCTTCAAAACTTGGGCGAGCATTGAACCCGTGATTGATATTCCCCAAAGTCTTGCAATGATGAATTTGACAAATGGTATATGCGACTTATATAAAGTTGGCCTATTGTCCGGCAAACGTTATCCTAAACAAGACCTTGAATGTTTCGTCGAAATGACAACACTAATGTTTCCGTTTAGCCGATTTTACTTCAAAGACACATTGTTGAAACAGGCCGGGATCAACCGGGAAGATTTACCCGGCAATTGTGTTTCTTCTAACTACAATCTTTTCAAAATTTAAAAGCAAAATAAAATGTCAAAAATTGGGCTGATCGACGTTGACGGACATAACTTTCCCAATCTTGCATTGATGAAACTATCTTCATGGCATAAAAGGGAAGGTGATTCGGTTGAATGGTATTCCGGGATTGAACACTATGATCGTGTTTACATGAGTAAAGTTTTTGCTTTCACGCCCGACGATCTACGTGTCATTCAAGCGGATGAAGTTGTTAAAGGTGGGTCCGGTTACAAAATGTATGATCAGACTTTGCCAAATGAAGTTGAGCACATTTGCCCGGATTATTCACTTTATCCAATGTATAATGATGCCTACGGGTTCTTAACAAGGGGATGCGTCAATCAATGTAGTTTTTGTATTGTGCCCCGAAAGGAAGGTTTTATTCGGAAACATGCCGACATTACCGAGTTTTTAAGCGGGCGTCAATCGGCTACACTAATGGATAACAATGTAATTGCGTCGGATTGGGGATTGAATCAAATCGAAAAGATCATTTCTTTAAATGTGAAAGTTGATTTTAACCAAGGTCTTGATTGCCGTATTATTGCAAAAGATAAGAATATCGCTCACTTACTTTCGCATGTCAAATGGAAACGATATTTGCGAATGGCTTATGATCATTCAGCAATAACCGATGAAGTCACAACCGCAATCGCATATTTGAAAGAAGCCGGAATCCCAAGCTATAAACTTTTCTTTTATATGCTTGTGAAAGACGGACAAATCGAAGATGCTGAAAAACGGGCTTTATATCTTGATTCATTGGGTTGTGTTCCTTTCGCAATGCCTTACAGAGATTTAGACACAAATCAACCGCCCACCAATGACCAAAGACATTTCGCTTGGTGGGTAAACAAAAGACAAATTTTTAAAAGTTGTAAGTTTGAAAATTTTAAATATTAAGATTATGACAGCAGAAGATTTAATCAAAAACAATTCACTTACTGATATAGAAGTAACAGGAAATCAAACCGTTGTATTTTCTGAAATAGCACTAACGGCCGTAAATATGGCACGTGAAGAAGTGAAATGTACATGGGAAAAAGCTACGGCGGCATTTGTCAAAGATGCGGAAGAAAAGAAGATACAAAAAGCTATTAAAGCCCATATAGAAACATGTCCTTGTATTTGCATGGTTAAAGAGACAGGGAAAGACGGAAGATGTCTAAAATGTTGGCATACAACAACGTTTATTGACGAACTGAATAAATAACATTCAACATAAATTAGAAATGAATGAAATTGAATTTCAAAACAAATCAGCAATATACGCAAGTTTAAGAATAAATTTCAATATGTGGACTAATGAAGGCGGCGTATACGGATATAAAAAATTAATAAGACTTCCGAGAAAGATAAAGAAAGCATTAAAGAAAAGCATTTTTCGGGATGTTATTACAAACGATAGAACCTACATAAAAGAATGCCCAAAGCCTAAAAAATTGCCCGCATTTAGTTACAAACAACTTGATTAACGTAACAATAACGTATATGAAAATAAGAAGCACATTCTATGATAGCGAAAGGATGAATCCAATTGACATGATAAGACTTGATAAAATCAAGATTTTAGGGTGTGAAGGCCATGCCGATAGTTCATATATCGAAACTATCGAAATGTCATTCAACGTATGTTCAAAAAGCGGGTTCATCATCGGTGCAAATACTGATAACCGATTTAGGATTGTCTTTGATATTGAAACGGGCTATCTTCCCGAAGATGCGATTGAAAAACAATTAAAGGAGTTATTAAAACCTTTCAAAATATACGATATTGAGACACTTCTACAAGCGTTTAGATACAGGCGATTCTATTGTAAATTATAAAAATCATGGGAAGTTTTATTGCAAGACAGCCAAACGGCCTTTTATGCCGCTTTTCTTCCGTCGTTGATACAATCACCGACTACAACATGACCGATGAAGAATACATTGAAATGTGTGCGGAAAAAGCAAGGGAAGAAGCAAAGGAAGTATTGAAATATCATATTCGCCCTTTTAATTGCGTCAAAGAACAATTCGTTCCTAACAATATGAGTAACAAAGAGTTTAAACAAATTATCAAAAAAATGGAGACACCAAGAAAATGAAAAAAGTATTCTATTGCATTGCATTTGCATTGCTTTTGCTTTGCAGTTGCAAAAGTTATCACTACAACGACAACCGATCTTTCCTTCTTACAACCGGGAAGGAAAGACACATTTCAGAAGTTTCACCATTGCCAAGAAGTATTGGTCCAAAACGTGACAACCGCTTCGGAGAAGCATTTGAAAAAGCTTCAGAAGAAGCGATGTTCAAGGCTGATTCAATCTTGCGCAATAAATACCCGCAATTCTATGAGAAAGGAAAAGATTGAAAAGCGTGCCCGAAAGTTTGCGATCCGGCTTTTACGAAAAGTTAATCAAAGATTGGCCCGACGAAAAATTTACGTTGATCTTGCAGTTGGGCCGGATACATGCGCAACACTTGTGTATGTCGCAAAGATCAATAAAGAAACTAACAAATTAGAAATCATTAAATTAAAACAGTTATGCTAAATGTTCAAGTTATTGGAAACCTTGGTTCCGATGCCGTTATCAGAGAATTTAACGGCAAAAAGTATGTAGCCTTTTCAGTTGCACACGAAAAATTCACAAAAGACAGTCAAGGAAACAAAGTAAAAGTCCCCGTTTGGATTTCCGTTCTTTGGTACGGTGAAGGTGGAAATGTCTTTCCCCTTTTGAAATCCGGGGTCAAAGTCTTTGTTCATGGCCGGGAAGACGTGAAGATGTATGACGATAAGGCCGGAAACAAACAAATTGCGATCAATGTAGAAGCAAGTGAAGTATTTCTTTGTGGAATGAAAGGAGAAGGGAACCAACAGGCAGCCCCGGCGCAAAGTAATTCAACGGCGGCCCCTACTCCAACATCAAGTGATAACCCGGCCGATGATCTACCATTCTAAGACGATCAGACAATGAAGTATGATATAATCATAGCAATTGACCCGGACACGGAAGAATCCGGCGTCGCCCGCTTAGACACAAAGACAAGATCATTCAATATTCAAACCCTTCCTTTCCCCGAATTATTGGATTATCTGCAATGTGTAAAAGAAGGTTGCGCCAAAAACGGGGAATCTTTGATTGTTCTCGTTGAAGCGGGTTGGCTTGTCGGAAAAAGTAATTATCATAACTACCAAGGCCGCCGGGCTGAAAAGATAGCAAAGAACGTTGGGTCCAACCATGAAACCGGACGAAAAATCATTGAAATGTGCAAGCATTATAGAATTGAGGTCTTGCCGCATTTCCCTTTGAAAAAGCATTGGAAAGGGAAAGAAGGGAAAATCACCCATGAAGAATTGGCGTACTTCACCGGGATCAAAAAACGAACGAATCAAGATGCAAGGGACGCCGCCCTTCTTGCTTGGAACTTTGCCGGATTTCCGATTCGCATGAAGGTATAAGGATAAATGTTTCATATCTTTTCGCCGAAAGGTATATCAGTGTGATATACCTTTCTTTATTTTCGCAGATTATTAACGCTAATAATCAACGATATGAAACCAAAGAATTTCAAAGAAGCAACAAAAGTGCTTCAGAAGCCCGAAGACATGACAAATGAAGAATGTTCGTCTTTGTCAGTGTGGAATGACGGGAAACAGTGCATTTCATGTTGGAAGCCTTCAATCAAAGAACGTCTTTCAATTCTTCTATTTGGGAACGTTTGGTTGTCGGTTCGTTCCGGCAATACTCAACCCCCGGTTTGGATCGACGGATCAAAAACCGTTTTCAATCAACCTTCAATCAAAGAAAAGGTCCTTTCAATTTTTACCAAAGATAAACGCCTTCACACCCTTGCAGGATTTATCATTTCTCTTGTCTTCGGGTTGTGGTTCCCTTGGCTTGGTTTTGCTCTTGGTGTTTGTTCCGGGGCCGCAAAGGAATATCGAGACAGCCGGGGACATGGTTGTGTCGAATTGCTTGATTTTGTGTTCACTGTTATCGGCGCATTGATAGCCTTTGCATTGACATTCTTTTTTCTTTCACCCTTTATCCATTCACTTTTCAAGCTATGAAAACAAACAAGATCACCGAAACCAAGATTGACAAGTTGATCCCGGACAACATCAACGCCAACAAAGGAACCGAATACGGACAACACCTTGTCGAAACGTCCCTACGCCAATTTGGGGCCGGACGTTCAATTCTTTTGGATAAGAACAACCGAATTATCGCCGGAAACAAAACCGTCGAAAATGCGGCCGCAATTGGCCTTGAAAATGTGATTGTCGTTGAAACAACCGGGGATCAGATTGTCGCAGTGAAAAGAACCGATGTTGATCTTGATTCAAAATTTGGCCGGGAATTGGCTATTGCCGATAATGCTTCAGCCAAAGCCAATATTGAATGGGATGAAGAAAACGTTCAGCAAATCGCAAAAGAATGGGAAATCGACCCGGTTGATTGGGGAATCCCCGAATTTGAAGTTCAGCCGGATGAAGAAGAAGAACCGGAAGAAGAAAAGAAAGTGATCGACACCCGCTTGATCGTGGAATGTGGCGACGTTGCTAAACTATCAATGCTCTTTTCCGAACTGCAAGACCGGGGCTTCAAATGTGAACTAAAAGAGTAAAACAATGGCAAAGTATAACACAAAGATCGTTGAAACGATATGTTCCCTTATCCGGGCCGATAGCTACACAATAGCTGAAGTTTGCCGCCTTTCCGGTATTTCCGAAAGCACGTTTCATGAATGGAAGGCAAGCAAACCGGAGTTTTCGGAGTGCATAAAAAAGGCAGAAGCCGCAAGAATGGAATTCTTTGTCACTGAAGCAAAGAAGTCTTTGTTGAAGAAGATTCAAGGCTACACCGTTGACGAAAGTAAAACGGTGTATGTTGATTCCAAGGAATCCGAAATTGACCCAAAGACAGGTAAGAAGGTGGTAAAGCCTAAAGTTAAAGAACAAACGATCATCAAAAAGCACATTCAGCCGGACACGGCCGCAATCATATTCACCCTTACAAACGGGGACCCGGACAACTTCAAGAATCGTCAATCGGCCGAAGTCACCGGAAAAGACGGGAAAGACTTATTCGGAAATCTTACGGATGAAGAATTGGACGCAAAAATCGCAGACATAGAAAGGAGACTTGCAAACGGTAAATGAAAGCAGCAAAAGCAAATAAAGGCAATAGAGTATCACGAAGGGAGAAGTTGCAATACTTCAAGGCTTTACGTGAAAGGTTGATTCGGCAAAGCCGGACTAACCTTTTGTCGTTTACGTCTTCAACAATGCAGACTTTCAAGCCCGCCGACTTTCATAGACGTTATTACAAAGTTCTGAACGACTTTGCGGAAGGCAAGATCAAAAAACTAATGGTCTTCATGCCCCCGCAACATGGTAAATCGGAAGGATCAACCCGGCGTTTGCCTTCTTATGTATTGGGAAGGAAGCCGGATACAAAGATCGCCGTTGTTTCCTATAATGCACCGAAGGCCCGAAAGTTCAACCGTGAAATCCAAAGGGTGATTGATTCACCGGAATATCACGAAATATTCCCCGACACGTGCTTGAATTCTTCCAATGTGACAACCATTGCCGGATCGTGGTTAAGAAATGCCGATGAATTTGAAATTGTCGGCCGCCGTGGTTCGGTCAAGACCGTTGGTGTCGGCGGTCCGTTGACAGGCGAACCCGTTGACATGCTGATCATGGACGATATTTACAAAGATGCCAAATCCGCTTGGTCCCCGGTTGTCCGTGAAGCAATTGAAGATTGGTACGACACAGTTGCAGAAACCCGCCTTCACAATGATAGCCAACAATTGATCGTGTTCACCCGTTGGCACGAGCATGATTTGGCCGGGCGGCTATTGGAACAACAAGGGCGTTACTCTGAAGACAATCCCGACGGTTGGGTTGTCGTCGTGTACCAAGCAATCAAAGTTGGTGCGCCAAGTGAATATGATCCCCGTGAAGAAGGTGAAGCCCTTTGGCCCGAAAGACACAACCTTGCGAAGCTTCAGTCTACAAGAAAGCGAAACCCGCATGTATTTGAATCCCTTTATCAGCAAGACCCGAAACCCGTTGAAGGCTTGATGTATGAAAATCCTTTCAACGAATATGAAGTAATTCCATATTGCAAACGAATGATCCGCAAGAACTACACGGATACGGCCGACGAAGGGAAAGACTTCTTGTGTTCAATCTGTTATGTCGAAACGGAAGCCGGGAACTATGTACTTGATGTCTTATATACGCAAAAGGGAATGGAGTACACCGAACCGAAAACGGCCGAAATGTTATCGAAGCATAATATCCAAGAAGCGGTGATCGAATCGAACAACGGCGGGCGTGGCTTCGCCCGTAATGTTGGCACACAATGTCGGATCATGGGGAACAACAAGACCAAGATCAAGTGGTTTCATCAAAAGGATAACAAGGCTATCCGCATTTACCAACATTCGGCGGCCGTTCAAAACTTGCTCTATTTCCCGAAGGGGTGGGAACACATGTGGCCGGAATTCTACAAGGCTATAACAAATTACATGAAGGTCGGAAAGAATGACCATGACGACGCCCCGGACGCATTGACCGGAACCGTCGAAAAGAGAAAAGGAAGCAAGCAACAGAGTTTGGGCGGTCTGTTTGCTTGATTTTTCATGCCCTAAACTATATCACACTGATATACTAAATTTTAAATTATGACAATAGAAGAAGTTTTCAAAAAAGACAATCAAACCGATGTTATCACGGAATTGAAGTCAAAACGTGGTATTCCATTACCGGACGCCAAAGGTGCAATCAAAGACCTTGACCCACTTCAACACGAAGTATTCAACAAGATCAATCGTCCAGACAAAAAAGTCAAAATCGACAAAGACGATCTTACAGAAGACGACAACACAACAACAGTGGTGACAGCCGTCAACGGGGAAGAACAAACAGGGTATCGGTGGGAACCCGTCGCCCGTATTGCTCTATCCCTTCAAAAGCTGATTGTTAAACGGGCCGTTGCTTTCATCTTTGGCAATCCCGTTGAACTAAATGCGGAAACCAAAGGGGAATCACAAGAAACAGTTTTAAAGGCAGTCAAGCGCATCTTGTTTGACGTCAAGGACAAGTCTTTGAACCGAAAGATCGCCCGCAACATCTTCAGTTGCACAGAATGTGCCGAATTATGGTATCCGGTTGAAAAAGAAAACGAAGATTACGGGTTCAAGTCAAAGTTCAAATTGCGTGTTGCGGTCTTTTCCCCGTTATTGGGCGATACGCTTTACCCCTACTTCGATGAATCCGGGGACATGGTTGCCTTTTCCCGTGAATTCGTTCGGGTTGACGAAAAGAAGGTTTCACATACTTTCTTTGAGACATACACAGACAAGCAACACTTCCTTTGGGAAATCGGATCAAATGGATATGACCTTGTAGAAGGTTATCCAAAGAACATTGCGATTGGGAAGATTCCCGTTGTCTTCGGTTGCCAAGAACACGTTGAATGGGCCGACGTGCAAGTTCTTATTGATCGTCTTGAAAAGCTTCTTTCCAACTTTGCAGATACCAACGATTATCATGCTTCGCCAAAAATCTTCGTTCAAGGTGAAGTCAAAGGGTTCAGCAAGAAAGGCGAAACCGGATCAATCATTGAAGGTGAAGACGGCGCAACGGCGCAATACCTTTCTTGGCAGAACGCCCCGGAATCGGTCAAATTGGAGATCGAAACCTTGCTTCGTATGATCTACACCATTACACAAACCCCGGATATTTCATTCGATGCCGTAAAAGGTCTTGGCGCAATTTCCGGTGTTGCTTTGAAGCTTTTGTTCATGGATGCACATTTGAAGGTTGCAGATCATCAAGAAGTGTTTGACGAATACTTGCAACGTCGTGTCAATGTAATAAAAGCCTATGTCGGGCAATTTAACATGAAGCTTCAGAATGACGCAAACATGTTGCAGATCGAACCGGAAATCACCCCGTATATGATCGAAGATGATCAAGCCGAAGTGACAAAATGGACAACGGCCAACGGTGGAAAACCGCTTGTTTCTCAAAAGCTTTCGGCAAAACTTGCACGATTATCCAAGGACCCGGATGCCGACTTTGCTCAAATGCAAGCCGAATCCGACCGGGCCGCTTCATTCTTTATTAACGAACCAACAGAAGCATAAACAATGGCAGGGAGAACAACAAAAGTGAAACCCCTTGTCGATTGCAAGAAATGCGTTTGGGGTGGTAGTGTGGTAAGCAATTTCATGATTGATTGCTTCAACAAAGTACGAAACCCGTATGGTTTTAAAGTCGCATACGGCGCAAATGGACGCCCTTGCGACTATTATAAGGAGAAACAACCATGACACGGGCAAAGAAGCAAGACGGCCCAAATAAACGCTTTTCCGTGCAAGGTTGGGACGCTTCACATTATCAAAAGACGGAAGCTTATGTTGCAGTGATCGACAAGCTTTATAATGAAGCTATTGCCGAATTCGCCCGACTTGCCATGCGTACCAATATAGACCCGGACAAGCCTTTTTCTTTTGCCGATTATCCTTCAACTTCAGCAACGGCCCAAAACATCATCAATGGCCTTGCTTCAAATATGCAAGCGGTAATTGAAAAAGGTTCCCGGAATGAATGGTTGTACGCATGTAAGAAGAACGACGAATTCCTTCAGTCGATTATGAACACGTCAAAGGTTGGGAAACGCATGTTGTCCAAGATGCAAGATCGCAACCTTGACGCCCTTGACGCATTTCAGAAACGAAAGGTCAACGGCCTTGATCTATCCAAGCGGGTTTGGAAATACGCCGGGCAATTCAAAAAAACAATGGAATTTGGAATTGATGTCGGAATCGGTGAAGGCCGATCCGCACAACAGTTGTCGAAAGACTTGCGGGGAAGCCTTATTGACCCGGATCGTTTGTTCCGGCGGGTACGTGATAAAAGGGGGCAACTTCATTTATCTAAGGCCGCCGCCGCATTTCATCCCGGCCAAGGCGTTTATCGGTCCTCTTACAAAAATGCAATGCGGTTGACCCGATCCGAAATAAACATGGCTTACAGAGAATCGGAACGGCTTCGGTGGGCGAATCTTGACTTCGTTGTTGGCTTTGAAATACGACTTTCCAACAATCACACAACAACCGATCCAAAAACGGGAAAGAAGGTTCCATTTGTGGACATTTGCGACACCTTGGCCGGACGATACCCAAAAAGTTTCGTCTTCAAAGGTTGGCATCCGCAATGCCGTTGTTTAATGGTCCCTATTCTTCAAGACCCGGACGAATTCGACAATCAAGAACTTGATGAAATGAAGGCGGCATTGAAAGGAACGGAATATAAAAAGTATGCGTCACGCAACCTTGTTTCCGAGGTTCCCGACAAGTTCAAGCAATGGATCAAAGAACACGAAGAAGCCGCCGAAGGTTGGTCTTCGATCCCCTACTTTATCAAAGATAATTTCAAAGGCGGGCGAATTTCCGGTGGGTTGAATTTGATCAAACCTAAAATCGAAAAACCCAAAGTCGATCCGAAAGTTGCAGAATTGGCCGCAATAGATGCCGAAATCGCAGCATTGAAGCCCCGTTGCCTTATGTGGGGCGTTTCGACTGAAATGTTGAATGTTGTTCGTCCGAATAATGATCCGGTCCAATTACGCCGAATTATAAAGGCCCTTGAAGATCAGATCACCAAGCATGAAACTAACTATTACAATCTATTGGGTAAGATTCAATCGCTTATCGGTAAGGCCGAAAAATTGGGGGTTAATGGGGCGCAATTGAAGTCATGGTCCAAATCATTGCAAAACAATCCGGCAATAATCGGAAACCCAAACATTACGACTTCAATCAACACTTCAATTCAATCTTTGGAAAGTGACATTGCAAACGCTGTATTGAATCAAAGTAAAGGTGCAAAGATACAGACGCCGGAACATGTGAGGGACGAAATCAAGACGGTTGGAACCAAGGAAGGTTGGTTTGAACATGGCTTCGATACTTTGGCAGTTGACAAAAACCGAAACAACAACGGTTCAACCGATATGAAAGGAAAAATCAGTTTAGCACAAGACCGATTGGAATTGTGTGTTTCCGCAATGAACAAAGTCAAAAACGGTATTGATATAACCTTCAATGAAGCCGATGCAATGGCAACGCTTTGGCATGAAATCACGCACAACCGTAACAAGCAGGGAAACATGTTCTTGTCTACACTTGAACGCCGTTTCATGGAGTTGGCAAATGAGTTTGTAGCCCGAAAGACATTGCCGGAATTTTACAAAGCATTAGGCGCAAAAGACACTCCACACACAGAATTCACCACAAACAGAAGTTCAACGGCTTATAATGATATGGTTTGCAATTATGACAGGTTGATTGATGTCTTGGGATTGGATCGAAGCAAGGTGTTGTCGATTGTGAAGAAGCATTTGTTTGAAGGCAGATACACGGATCAAATGACCGGATTGATCGACGGAGTATCCGAAGGATTCAAAAATCGTATAAACCCGGATACAGGACGTAAGTTCACGAAAACAGACATTAAGAGAATCATAAAGTTCTGTTATAGCGGTGAAGATTCATTTGATTATTACTTGAAACATTATAATTTAAAGGGGGCCAAATAAAGCCCCCTTTCTTTCAATCAACAATGATTCCTTCTTTTGCCGCTTCTTCGGCCCTTTCTTCCATTTCTTCTTGAAGTTCGTCACCATACAATAAGGCGGCTTGACGAAGTTCTTTATTCTTCACCGTGCACGCATATTCATAAATGTCACGTGCAATGTTGATTGGGTGACTTTTCAAGTAATTGTCTTTCAATCCCTTATCCGAAGGTTTGAAATCAACAATTTCTTCAATGATCCTTTCGTCTTTAGCGAAATCAAAGATCGTTTTACCTTTTAAATCCCTGTAATTCATAACTTTATGATTTTGAAGTTGTTCGATTCCCCTTCTTTCTCTTAATGCTTCCTTTCCGTATGGTGCAAATCTTATTCCGGTAGGGGCGATCCGGCGTGATCTTGCAGTCATACAAGCGTTGTTTTGATACCCCCAATGTTTCGGGGGCATAGGTGTCAAAAAGGGCCGCTATTGATCCGAAATAATCATGGCCGCCGGATTTGAATTCAATATGGATCAGCCCGTTACCGTTCATTTGCAATAATATTTTCAAGATTAGACAAACGTATTTCGGCCCGACGCAATTTGCGTTTCCAATACCAACGTATTAGAATGTTGGACATACAGACTTTCACTTGATACTTAGTAATATCAATTGTTACTTTATTGACTGCAAGATTTTTCGATGCTTGGCCGAAAGAATTTGCAAGCGACTTCATTGAATAGCTACAATTTTGTAAAGCTTCACAAAGATCATTGGCGGTCTTCTCCGATAAGGGAATAATTGATTGATCCATACAGATAAGTTTAAAAGAAGAAAGGTGTAATTCTGATTGTCCCAATTGTGGTTGACGGGATCAATACGGAAAAACACCTTTCAAATATGTTATTGTTCGGCAACCACTCCGAAGAACATTCTTTTGCAAAAGTATGGATCGGCTTTGGTATATCACACTGAAATACATGTAGGTTATACAAAAGATATGCACATGAAGCAACTATAATTCGTTTGAAGTATCCGACTTGATTTGCTCTGATATTTTTTTATCGACATACTTCAATGTCGTACTACCCGACAAATCATCCAACCAAATCATTGTTGTACCGTCGTCAAAAGAAACAGACCCTTCGTTTGTTTCCTTTTGTAGATAAGGTTTATATTTCTTTGTCAACGCATCTTTTAAACCGTTAAAATAAAGATTGTTTTCTACGAAAAAGTTTATAAATAGAAGTTTCCCTTTATAAAAACAAAACAAACCCTCTGAATAGTCTTTATTAGCAAAAGTTATATTAGCTATTCGATAATACTTCAATCCATTGGATACATATTCACTTTCCAAGGTATAATTATTTTCTTTTATACAATTGGATAATTGCGCTTCAGTGGTTTCACCCAAGGTGCAACACAAAATATTTCTGTTTATCTTTTGGGCGAAAGTAAACATAGAACACATATAGATAAAAACAATGAGTAATGATATTCGCTTCATGATGTTATTAAGTTAAAAAATAAAAGTTTGACTTGATTTAAGCTATTTTGCAAATATATATAAAATACCATTCGGTAAATTATTAAATAGCCAACAAAATCAAAACAATAAGTCTATTTAATAAAACAATTGCTATGCAAATGCAATGCAAAAATGTTGATAACTATTGCGCCAAAACAAAGCGATTCCTTAAAGTATATCACAGTGATATACCTATTTTTGTCGCTGAACGATTAAAAACCTAATTTTTTGAACACATGAATTATCAACAAATCCTTGCATTACTGCAAGCAAAGTTTGCAGGCGTGCGGAAAGACGGCTTGGCACAGTTGGCCCGAATGATCGCCCTTCAAGTTACAAGCCAAGAAGAAGCGCAAGCACTTATCGACAAGCTTGATGTCGAGAAAGTGACCGAAACGGTAAAAGATTACCGTAAAGATGTGGACAAAGAGGTGTCCGAAGCAAACAAGACCTATGAAGGCAATTTGAAAAAGAAGTTCAAGTTTGTCGAATTGGACGATCAGACCCCGGCAGACGATCCAACCAAGAAGACAAACCCGGACGACTTGCAAGCCGCCATAAAAGCAGCCGTTGCAGAAGTGGTTAAGCCACTTAATGACGAAATTGCCGCACTTAGGGGATCAAAGATTTCAGAATCAAGGCTTCAAATGTTGACGGAAAAGTTGGGATCATGCAAAGACGAAACCTTCAAAGCGAAAGTACTGAAGGATTTCAACCGTATGTCATTTACCGACGATAACGCCTTCAATGAATACTTGACAGAAACCGAAACGGACATTGCGGCTTTCAATCAAGATTTGGCAAATAAAGGGCTTGGCGAACAAGGGAAACCGATGTTCGGTCAGAAAAACAATGACGGCGTTTCATCCGGCGTTGCTTCCTTCATTCAAAGCCAAACAGAGAAAGAAAATTCCCTTGGGGGAAAAGAAGTTTAATCTTTTTAATCATTTACGCAAATGTTACAAGTCAAAAGACAAAAAGACAAACGTGTAATCAAATCTATCTTGCACCGGATCGCAGACGTTCCGGGCGGTGTGACGATTAACACGTCCGAACTTGGCGGCAAGGTCCTTTTTGAAGGAACGCCAATCGGTCCCGGTTCTGACGGTATGTATCATGTACAAAAGACCGCATTGATTGTCACAACAGCAAATGCAACGGCTACGGATTACGAAGTTGCGAAAGGGCATCACTTCAAAACCGGAGATTATTTTGCAACCGAATCATGTGTAGGAAAGCAGATCACCGCAATTGACAAGAGCGATCCAGCAAAGGACGTGATCACCTTGTCGGCAACACTTGGGGCCGAAGTTAAATCGGGAACATGTGCTTTCCTTTCCAATGGTGCAGCAAAAACCGTGAAGTATAAAGCGAATTCGGTTGCGGGTTCCAATGAAGATGTCGAAGAAGGTGACAACCTTTTCGTTTCTGCATGGCTTCACGCAGTAGTACGCAGAGGTAACGCCCCGGTTGTAAACGACACAATCGAATCAACCATGAAAGGGGTTTCATACATTGTTTAATCTCTTAATCCTTAAAGGAATATGAATAAAACTTTAATGGTTGGGTTGAATGAAAAGGACATGCAAGCCGTGATCAACACTTACGACTTGAAGCCCTATTATTATCCAACATTGTTTCCCTTGACGGAAACACCCTTCCTTACATGGAAGATGCTTGAAGCACAAGCGGGATTGAAAATTGCGGCCGACCTTGTTTCAAGGGGTTCAACGGCTCCTAAAAAGATTCGTGAAGCAATTTCAAGAATTCAAGGTGACATTCCTAAAATCATGATTTCCCGTGAGAAACAGGAAGATGAATTGACGGATTACGACATTATGGTTGCAATGTCTTCAACGAATCCCGATTTGCGGGCATTGGTTGAGTTTTGGGCCGAAGACACCAAGTTTTGTTGGGACGGCGTGGCCGCCCGTGCTGAATGGATCGCATTGAAAGAAATTTCATTGGGAAAAGTGAAGTTCACAAACAGCAACAACGCCGCCGTTGTCACTGAATATGATGTCGATTATATGATGTCGAAAGATCAGAAGATCGGCGTCGAATCTTCATACACTTCGGGTGTTAGTGGTAAGCCTTTAACAAAGGATTTCCCCAAAGCAATGAAACTTGGAAAGAAGTTGTTCGGCGCAACATACAAGTTTGCATTTATGAATGTGGAAACCTTTGAAAAGCTTGCTTCACAAGAAGAAGTTGTGAAGAAATGCGCAACATTCGTTCAGAATGTCACAAACACTTGTGACGCCCCGGACCTTACAACGGTCAACGCTTACTTGGCTAAGAAAAAGGAAACCTTCAAGGGCCTTCAAATCATAGTTATTGACCAAGAAATCACAATCGAACTTGCAAACGGAGATCGTGAAACTTCAAACCCATTTGAAGACGACGTGATCTTGTTTTCCGAAAGCAAGGTTCTTGGCAAAACCTATTGGAAAAAGCCTATTGATATGAACTTAAAAAACTCCGTTGCTGAAAAGGCTATGAACGGACATACTTTGATCAAGAAGTATTCCGAAGAATCCCCGGTGAAAGAAGTAACCGAAGGAATCGCAAACCTTTTCCCGGCTTGGAATTTGGCGGGACGTTCCTTGCTTATGCAAGTTAACGCAACATCTTGGACAAAATAAGAATCGGCGGGCGTTCCAATACAACGCCCGCCTAAATCTTTGACCTATGGCAATACAGAGCAACAAGGAATATTTGACAAAGACATTATCCCGGTTCAATTTGACCGAAGATGATATTGATTTGATTTTGGCCGAACACCCCGGACTTGAAGAAGCAAACTTCAATGTTTCGATGTGCAAAAATGCTATATACAAATCAATGTCGGAAATCTTGCCCGTTGCTAATATTTCCGAAGGTGGTTTTTCCCTTTCGTGGAATATGGACGCTTTGAAAATGTGGTATAATGCACTTTGCAAAGAACTTGGAAAAGAAAACATTTTGGGTGGTAAACCCAAAGTAAGAAATCGCAGTAATTCATGGTAACACAATACAATCATTTTTTGTTTGTGCAAGTCTTTGGGAATGGAGAAGACAGCAAACGAGACGAAGAAGGAAATTGGATCGACAATTCCCCAACTTGGAAATTTCATTCAATGTGTCGTGAGGAAACAAACGGCAAAGGGGCGACAATCCAAGGTATTGACGGGAAAGTTACGGTCTTTTCTTCTTTGGTCCATTTACCCAAAGGCACACCAAGAATCAGCGAAGGAACCCAAATTCTTGTTTCTGAAAGTAAATCTTCGGAAGGTATTATCAGAATAACAGGTCCGGCATTGAAATATGATCCCGGACAATTACATTGTCGGTTATGGGTATAAATCCAACATTCAATCAAGAAGACGTTTCACGACGTTTTGCGGCGTTTCTTGACGTTATCGTTAAGAAGCAAATCGAACGTCTTCAATACCTTGGTGAAATGTGTGTAGAACATGCAAGACTTATCCCGGCGAATGTTGGGTTCACTGATCAAACCGGGAATCTAAGGTCTTCAATCGGATATGTAGTCTTTTCCGACGGCGTTGCAGTCCATGACAACTTTGCACAAGTGAAAGAAGGTAATACCGGAATCAAAGAAGGCCAAAAGCTTGCAAAGACGATTGGATCGAAATATCCCGAAGGGGTTGTCTTAGTTGTCACGGCCGGAATGAATTACGCCTTGTATGTCGAATCTAAGGGCCGGGACGTACTGACTTCAGCCGAACACCTTGCACAACAGGAATTGCCAAAGATGTTGCAAAAATTAGTTTCTAACATAGAAAAAGCGACAACAGAATGAAACAAACTTTTGATCTTGATACAATGCTTTTCAATTTACTGAAAGGATCACCGGAAGTCGTTTCGGAAATTTCCGGCGACGTCTATTCACTTGGTGAAAGGCCCGACGATTCACAAGACGAAGACATTGTTGTCAATTCAATAGACTTGACACAAGAATATTTGCCGCAATTAGGAACTTCAAACGTCAACATTCATGTCTCTGACATGGAAGTTCAGATCAAAAAGAAGAAACAAAAAAAGGCAAACCGGAAACGTCTTAAAGCAATATCAACGATTGTCTTGAAGACATTGAAGGCCGCCAAATTTGACGGGTTGGCAATGGTAGTGACTAATCAAACGGTATTGAACGAACCGTCTTTGTCACAACATTATGTCAACATACGGATTGATTGGATTATTCATTAAAAATTTAAAGAAATGGCTTCACTTATAACATTAGGTCTTTCTCAAATTATGGTAGGTACGGCCGCACCCGACGGAACAATGCCAACGGCGGCATTGACCAAAATCGGTAAAACGTACAAGGATACTTGTAAAATGGCGCAAGACGCTTCAGATGTGACCGAACATTTTGAAGAAGGTAGATCGGCCCCGGAAGTCCGCAAGAAAGCAAAGAAGATTCCGGCCCTTACTTTCTCGATCATGGACCCGGACGAAGCTTTCCTTGCAAAGTATGTCGGTGGTTCTTCCGATGCCGCAAAGGGTTGGGGATTCGACGGAACCGAAGTCGTTGCAAATGTAGCATTGAAAGTGGAAACCGAACAAGGGCTTGTTATTTCGATCCCAAATGCAGACGTTGAAGCGGTGATCAATGCTGATTTTTCAGCAAAAGGAATTTTCCTTGTAGATTTCACCGTAACACCTTGCGCCGTATCATCCGGCAAGGCTATTTGGGCCAAGGCAAAAACAGCCAAATAAAAGGTCCCCAATCAGTAATTAACCCGAAGCCCCCAAGCCTTTGTTTTCGGGGGCTTCTTTAATTTAAAGATATGACAGACGAACAAAAAATTGAAGCCGAAAAGCAAGAACTGAACCTTCTTGTTAATCGTGGTGTGTCGTTTGATGTTGAAAGAACGATCTATCGACGTCCAAAGGGGCTATTCGGTATATTTAAAAAGAGAATTCCCACTAAGGAAAAACTAAAATTCCGAATCCAAGAACCCACATTATCAACATTGGATCGCATTTCTTCCGAAGCGGTTGAAATGATCATTGATGAAACAATTGTGTCTTCCGATGCCGGATTGTCAGAAGCAAGGAAATTAACCAATCAACATGCCTTGCGTTGCGCCAAGATCATCGCCCTTGCCGTGCTTGGTCAAGATTACATGAAGGCAATTCAAAGCGGAAATCAAGTGAAGTACATTCCAGATAATAAGCGATTGGGAGAATTGACACGTTTGTTCGCTGAAAATGTCAAACCGTCAAAACTTATGCAATTGACACTTCTTGTAAACACAATGTCCAATCTTGGGGATTTTATGAACTCTATTCGATTAATGTCGGGAGCAAGAACAACAATGCCGAATCGGATAGAGGACAACGGGGCTTAAATAGTCCATACGGCCGAAGGGGTGCGATTTGTGCGCATTTCGGTTGGTCTTGGGATTATTTGCATAATGGCATTGCATGGGCGATTGTTCAAAGAATTATGGTTGATTTGCCTTCTTACGATTCAGAAGACAAAGGAGAAGAAGAAATCGCTTTGAATAGTGAAAACGCCGACAATATTATGAACTTTATCAACAATATGATGTAACTATGAACATAGAAGGTGGATCGCTTGAATTTGAAGCATTACTAAACAATGAACAGTTGATCGGAGCAATAAGCGAAGCCGAAAGACGTGTGAAAGGTTTTTCTTCCGCAACCGTTGCGGAAAGTGAAAAAATTGACGATGCGTTTGAAGTAACAGCCGAAAACATAAAGATTCAAAAAGATGTTATCGACCAACTTGAAAAAGAAGTTGTCAACCTTGAACAACAAATTGACAAGATCGGTCCGGGGGAAGGACAGGCAAAGATTATAGCACAAGCAAAATCGGCCAAACAAGAACTTGAAGCCGAAAAAGAAGCTTTGAAAGTACTTGAATCGCAAGTGACAAGAACTTATGACACCTTTGACGTCACGAATGAAAATATTCGGATTCAAAAAGAAGTGATTGCAGAACTTGAAAATCAAGTCAAAAACCTTGATGCTGAAATTGGAAAGTTGGCCCCCGGTAAGGCCCAATCGGAAATGAGACAACAGGCGGCCGAAGTAAAAGCAGAATTAGCCGCCGAAACTGAAGCTTTAAAAATCCTTGAAAGCCAAGTGCAAACCGCCGAAAAAGCACATGTTTCATTCCGTACCCGTATTCGTGAATTAAAGGAAACCATTATTGAAATGGAAGCCGCCGGAAAACGTAATACAATCGAGTATGAAAACGCACGGAATGAGCTTGCAACATTAACGGATGCAATGGCAGACGCAACAGCGCAAGCCAATATTCTTGCACATGATCAAAAAGGTATGCAAGGCATTATTTCCGGTTTGACAGGTATAACCGGGGCTTTTTCAGCCGCCCAAGGTGCAATCGGATTATTTGCCGGAGAAAATGAAAACCTTCAAAAGATAATGTTGAAGGTTCAATCACTTATGGCAATAACAATCGGCCTTCAGCAAATCGAACAGATGTTGAACAAAGATTCGGCCTTCACCCTTGTTGTTGTCGCCAAAGCCAAAACATTGCTTGCAACAGCAACAAGCGGATTGGCGGCAGCCCTTGGGGTTTCTACGGTTGCCGCACAAGCATTGTTAGCAACCTTAACATTTGGTTTATCGGCAGCTATCACGGCAATTATTGTATTGGTTTCCAAATATATAAGCAAATCCAAAGAAGCCCAAAAAGCAACTGAAGAATTCAATAAAGCCGTTGTCGATTGTGCGGCCAAACCTATTGCAGCTATCGAAGAATTATCGGTTGCTTGGTCCCGATTAGGTGACAACCTAAAAGACAAAGAAAAATTCATTATTGAAAATGCTGATCGCTTCAAAGAACTTGGCGTCAAGATCAATGATGTGAAAGAAGCCGAAACCATACTAAGCAGTGAAGGACAAAAGAATAAATTTATCTTGGCAATGGTTCAGAAAGCCAAGGCAATGGCTTCGGCTGAAATTGCTGCAACCAAATACAAAGAAGCTTTATTGAAGCAACTTGAAATGGAAAACACACCGGAAAAGGTAGCAAGAACCCGCAATAAAATGGTTCAAGGTTCGCCCGGTAAAGGATCATACGGAATGACAACAGAAGTTTACTATGTTGACAATGAAGATTATACTAAATTGAAAGAAGCCAAAGAAAAGCTTGAAAAAGAAGGTCTTGACCTATTTAAAAAGTCAGCAGAATTCACGGCCAAAGAAAAAGCAATATTGAAAGAAATTGGCGTTTCAACTAATAACATTGTTGAAGGATCAATTGCGGCCCTTGAACAAAGTATTTCCCGCCTAAAAGAAAAATACAGAGACGCCGCTAATGATACAGACCGCAAAGCGTTATTGAAACAAATCAAAACGCAAGAATCCCTTCTCAATAAAATTGACCAAACGAGCAACAAGAAAGAAAAGGACCCCTACAAAGAAAGCCTTGAAAAACGCAAAAAGCTTTATCAACAATATTTAAAGTGGGTCAACTCCAATGATCCGGGCGTTAAGAAGGCGGCCGAATCTGAATTTGCTTCTTTGTTGAAAGAAGAGAAAACATATCTTGATTATCTCAAAAAACAAAGGGATCAATTAATGTCGCTTGATACAAGGACCGCCGATCAGAATAAAAAGCTGAAGACGCTGAATGATCAGATTGCCGAGGAATCAAAAAAAACGGTTCTTCAAAGTTTCGATGAAGCCCTAAAGAAGCAAATGAATTCCGCTACATCTATCGTTCAAATGCTTGATATTATCGCCCAAAAACGAAAGGAATTATCCGGCGACGGGTCCGATCTTGATAACGCTCAAAAAGATATTTTGGATAAAGCGGAAGAAGATGTCAACAAACAGGCACAGGAAGAAACAACCGAAATGCTTCGTTCTTATACTGAATATTTGGATCGTAAATTGTCAGCAGAAGTTCAATATCAAGATCAAATGACCTTATTACGCCGTAGGGCTACGGAAACACAAAACGCCGAAGAAAAGAAGCAAATTGAAAGCGCAATGTCCTTGTTATCCAAGATGCACGAAGCCGGGATACGAAGTTTTGATGAATTAGAAGATTTGAATAAAGAAGCGATCAACACCCTTGGATCATTTGAAGGCCGTCGCCTTGAAATAACGACGTATTACAACAAACTTATTGCCGCCGAACGGATCAAAGGCAATGAAACCGCCGCCAAGCAATTAGAAGGCCAACGAGACATGGAAATCCTTCAAGAAACAAAGCAATACAAGGATTTCTTTGGTAAAATACAAACATTGTCAATCAATACCTTTGAAGCTACACGAAAAGCATTGTTGAGCATGATGCAAGAAGCCTATAATTCCGGCAAATTGACATACGATCAGTATAAGGAACTGATTGACAAAATTAACAAACAAGCCGACTCCGCTTATCAAGGCCGGGGAATGGAATCTATATTCGGAAATTCCAAGGGGGGCGGCTTTATGAACATGATCTTTGGTGAAGGTGACTTTCAAACAAAGCTTGATAGTTTCAAGACCATATTTTCCGGGGCTAAAGGTGACATGGCCGATATTGCCGGGACGTCCGGGGAAGTTGCAGGAAATGCGGGAGAAGCACAAGGAGCAATGGAAGGGGCCGCCGGGGGTGCGGCCGGGGCCTTATCAATGGTTGATGCAATCATCACGGCGGTATATCAAACCTTGCAAGCCGTTTCCGGCACATTGCGAACTATTGCCGATTATCAAGATTCAATCGGTCATTCTGATGCGTCCGACAATCTACAAGATTGGGCCGACTGTATTGACGCCGTTAATGAAACGGCAATGTCCGGTTGGGAAAATCTGAAAAGTGGTAATGTCATGGGAGCGATCCAAGACACAATTTCAATGCCGTTCAAGCTATTGACAACGTTGAATCGTATTCACGACAAGCACATTGATAAGTCGATCAACAAACATGGTGACGCCGTGAAAGATTTGACGAACGCCTACAATCAACTATCTTGGGCCATTGACAAAGCCCTTGGCGGTGAAGTATATAAAAATCAGAAAGCCGCAATTCATAACATGGAAGCCCAACGGGAACACTTGCTTGAAATGAAACGCCTTGAAGAAGACAAGAAGAAGACAGACGGTGACAAGGTGCGTCAATATCAAGAACAATATGATCAATTAGGGCGTGACATTGAAGACATGTTGAAATCCATATCGGAAGACATTCTTCAAAGCAATGCAAAAGACTTTGCGGATCAATTGGGCGATGCTATCGTTGAAGCCTTCGGAAAAGGTGAAGACGCTGCAACGGCTTTCGGAGAAACGGCCGATTCAATAATGAAACAAGCCGTTTTGAATCAGTTGAAGAAAAACTTTCTTGAAAAGCAACTTCAAGGTGCGCTTGACGGTCTTGAAAAGTCAATGGGGTATTGGAACGGTGATACGTTTGTTTTTGACGGTTTGACCCCGGAAGAACAAGCACGCTTCAAAAATCAAATTTCTTCCATTGGGAAAAACTTCACGCAAGCCCTTGGAGTGTACGAAGACCTTTTCAAAGACCTAAAAGACGAAATATCGGAACCGGACACGACGTTGCAAGGTGGTATTCAAGGCGTTTCGGAAGAAACCGCAAGCATTGTCGCCGGACAAATGAACGCAATGCGAATCAATCAAATGGAATCAATCAACATTCTTCGCCAACAATTGATCGCACTAAATAGGGTTGCTTTAAATACGTCGTACAACGTTCACCTTTCCAAATTGACACAAATCGTTGACTTACTAAAAGGTGACAGGCAATCAGATTCTTTGCGTGCAATGGGTTTATCTTAAAGTATATCACAGTAATATATTAAGTTATGAAAATAGGAAAAGAACTTGCTTTGATAGCAAAAAAGAAAGGGATTTGTCAAGAATGGTTTGACCAAATGAAAACGCTTGACGATAAAGACCGATTACTTGAAATGTATGTTCGTGGAATTGACTTTTGTCTTTCAAATGATTTCCCTACGAATGACTATATCCGTGAAAATTTCATTGGCAGAATGGAAGAATACGGGGTGCACCTTGATGAATCATTAAACACGGCCAATGATCGCCGTGTTGTCGCCCTTGGCCGTTGTATTGGCCGGGTCGAAATCAACAACTTTGGTGTATCTGAAATCTTTGTGAAACATGAATCAGACTTGATCATTATTGCAAAGGGAAATTCATTTGTCATGATCGACATGTTTGACGATTCTAAACTTCATGTAATCGCTTCGGCCGATTCAAAAGTATGCGTAAACCATTACGGCGGTACTTTGAAGACAGAATCTTCAGAAAGGGCCGTGATCAAAGTTATTGAAAAACACAAAAAAACTTACTAAAATGGCAAATACAAAGAATGTTATTTTGAATTTACCTTTCGATGAATCGGACGGTTCGTTGATCGCTTATGACTATTCGGCCAATCGTGCGGACGGCATTGTGTCCGGTGCAAAGTTTGTTTCCGGTAAGATTGGAAATGCAATTCAGTTTTCCGGCAAAGACACATGTAAGATTTCTAAAAACGTATTGAATCTTTCGGGCGAATTTTCAATCTTATGTTGGGTCAATCCAATGTCGATTGAAGCGGGAAGCCCTTCAAAAGTTATTTGGCTTCTTGCCTTTGACGGCATTGATCAATATTCCGAAATCCCGATTGAATTATCATGCGGCAATTGGGTTTCCGTTGCTATGACCAAAAGGGGGACGCAATACAATTTCTATGTAAATACCGCACTTGTGAAGACAATAAACCGTTCCGGCACATTGTTAGGCGTCTCATTGAATCAAGATTATTTCGGGGGTGAATATGGGAAAGGTTGTGTTGACGACATGAAGCTTTATAATATTGCCCTTTCCCAAGAAGACTTGATCGAAGAAATGTCAAATGTCAAACAATTGACATATTACATTGACGGTGTTGATCTGAAAGAATACGGCGTATATGTTTCCGGTTCCGACGGGTTGACAGATCGGCCAAAAATGAAATCCCCGATGTCCGTATCATGGGACAACTATCACGGAACATGCGTTGATCTGAATCACAAGTTTTACGAAAGTCGGGAAATCACCTTGTCTTGCTTTATTAAAGCCGTAGAAGGGAAAGGCGACTTTGCAAGTAAAGTGAACCGCTTTTTCCAAATCTTCGACAAAGCGGGCACACACCGCCTTATGGTTGATATTCACCCAACAAAACCGCTTGTCTATGAAGTATATTCAGAAGATGCAATCGCAATCAAAAAGACTTGGGATGATAGTTTAATGATAGGAACTTTCACTTTGAAATTGAAGGAGCCGTCCCCGGTAAAAAAAGTACTAAAGTTTATTCGTGTCGGAGAATCAACGCAAAATTGCTCTATCAAAATCACAACAACAAAGCTTGTTGACATCTATTGGGGTGACGGTGAAGTTCAGACAGACATTTACGGCGAAGACTTGGTTGTCAATCATACATTCAAGTCAAACGGTGATTACTACATCATTGTAGCCGGGTGTATTGACGAAATTGAAAAATTTGAAACAAATGCAATTGTAGTATGGAACAAATTATAATTATTCGGCGTGACGGTTCACGGGTTCCCCTTCAAAACAGGGGAACCACAACACGAATTTCAAGCGCAAAACAAAAGGTCGAATTATTGGGGGCCGACACTGTTGATATAACGGTTCAATCTCCTTTCCCACAAGCATACGAAATTGGTGACAGGATTGAAATATTCGGCCGAAGATATACGTTGAATGTGTTGCCTAAAGTCAAAAAAGAATCGGCATATAACTTTCAATATGACTTGCAATTTGAAGGCGTGCAATATGACCTTGCCCGTGCTTCTTATGATGTCACAATTGACACAACAGGTGTTGACGTTCAAGGGGATTCATTGACAGGTGATTTACGCCGTTTCATGCAAGTGTTAATTGCCAATATATCCCGAATATTTCCCGGAAAATGGGTTCTTGGTTCTTGTCCGGACACAGACACAAAGACATTGACTTTCGGAGATTCCGACAATTGCCTTTCAGTACTTCAAAATGTTTGTGACGAATACGGGCTTGAATTTGAGATTATCCAATCGGCAAACGGTGTATGTACAATAAACATCACCAATGTAGGAAAGACTTTCCCTTTCACTTTCAAATATGGAAAAGGATTGGGAATCTACGAATTGACAAGGGAAAAGGTGTCTTCCTCAAACATAGTCACCCGATTAAAATGCTACGGATCAACTAAAAATATAACATCAAAATACCGTTGCACAAAACTTTGTCTTCCCAATAAAACCAAGGCACAAAGTTTTCTTGAAGATGCCAAAGCAATTGCGCAATATGGTATTTGGGAAAACACAAAGAACTTTGATGATATTTACCCACACCGCACCGGAACAATATCAGCCTTGGGGGACAGTGTTTTAAAGTTTTCCGATTCTACAATGTTCAACTTGAATGAAACTGAATCAGACGGGAAAACAACAAAATACTTATTGAACGGGGTGTCGGCAAAGGTACATTTCAATACGGGGAATTTGGCCGGATATGAATTTGAAATTCATGCTTATGATCACGCAACGCATACCTTCACGCTAAAAAAAATAACCGATAACAGGGATATGTCTTTCCCTTCCGAAACATCTTCCGCATTTCAATTCGGAATAGGTGACGAATATGTGTTGATTGACATTGCTTTGCCACAATCATACATTGACGAAGCCGAAAAAAAGTTGTTAGAAGCCGGAACAAAATTTCTTCAGCAGAATTGCCAACCAAAGGTGCAATACTCATTGACACTTGACGAATTCTTTTTAAAAAGTATTGCGGGCCTTGGTACAACATCGAACGCAATTTGGGTTGGTGATTATATCCCGGTGATTGATACGGACATAGACGTTGATAAATCTATCCGTGTCAAATCATTCACAAGGGATTTGATCGACGAATACAAATACACTTTGACAATTGCAGATGTTTCGGTTGAAAGGTCAACATATACCCGTGTTATATCGGATTTGATTGACATTGACAAAATATTGACTATCAATAATTTGAAAGACCCTGCAAAGGCCCGTCGTGATTGGTTATCAGCGCAAGAAGTTTTAAATATGGTCTTTGATCCCGAAGGTGATTATTACACTGATAAGATCAAGCCCAATTCGGTTGATACTTTGATGTTGTCAGTTGGCGCAAAATCAATGCAATTTGGATTGGTTGGAACCGTATTTCAGCCAAATTTCAATGGAAATAAAAACCTTATGCGGGTAAAAGGCGGTATTTTGACGCATTATGCTATTGAAGAAATGCCCCGTTCTTGGACCTTATCGGACGGGGACACAACCTTCTTGTCTGATTCACAAGCTTATTATATTTATGCGAAAGTCTTGAAACAAGGAAATACCGGAACAATAGTTTTCACACCGCAACAAATTGGCGTTGAAGAAGATGCAATGAATTATCATTTTTGGATCGGAGTTGTTAATTCGGTAGATACAATGTTACATGTCCGGTCCGTTTCCTTGACCTATGGTTTTACAACCGTCAACGGAAGATTTATCAAAACAGGACGTATTCAATCGCCCGACGGAAGCACATATTTTGATCTCGACGCCGGGGAAATTGGCGGGAAGATCGTGTTTGATTCAAACGGCCAAGAAAAAACGCTTGAAGAATTAGGGCAAGAATCCCTTGACGCAAAGAATTATATCGACAACACTTTGCCGGGCATATTGAATGATTTGCGGGCACAACTTGACGGGCAAATTGAACAATTCTTTTATGAATACGATCCAACGACAAGCAATATTCCGGCCAAAGAATGGACAACGACAACCTTGAAAGAAAACCATTTGGGGGACTTGTTTTATAATACCGAAACCGGAAAAGTTTTTCGTTGGGTAAAAGAAGGAACGGTTTATAAATGGAAAGAACTTCAAGATTCAGAAGTTGCAAACGCCTTGGCCCTTGCCAATGATGCCCTTGCATTAGCACGGGAAAAAAGAAGAATATTCACTTCTACACCAATCCCGCCGTATGAAGTCGGGGACCTATGGGTCCAAGGTGCTTCGGGGGATATTATGCGTTGTAAAACGAATCGTTTGTCCGGTTCATATACTTCAAGCGATTGGGAAAAGGCATCAAAATACACTTCGGATGCCGCTTTGACGGCCTTCATAAACGGAGTATTCGCCAATACTGTTGAAGACTTCACGAATCAAATTGACGGAAAGATCGAATCTTGGTTTCAAGAATCAGACCCCGCAACAACTTGGACAACCGTTGAAAGTCAAGTGAAGCATGTTGGTGACACATGGTACACCCCGACGGATAAGAAATTGTATTTCTATGTGAAAGGAAACGTTTCTCAATTTAAAAATGTCATTAGCAAAAACGGGATTCATTTTTGGAAAAAAGGAACCGCACCAACGATCAGTAATGCACCCGCTTCAAGTTGGAACACTTCTACATTGAAAGAAGCACATGTAAGTGATTTATATTATAATACCGCCGCAAAGAAGCTATATATTTATAGCAAAAAAGTTGAGTATGACAACAACGGAAACCCTATAATTTCTTACTATTGGAATGAAAAGGACGACGAAAACTTGTTGTTTGTTTCTGCAAAGGTTGTTAGTTATTTGGCCGACGGTGTAACCCTTTTTATCAATACGCCAAACACTTATACAATCGGGGATTGCTTCATTCAAGACTTGTATATAAAAATAGCTAACACAACAAGGACAACCGGAAGTTATAATTCTTCAGAATGGACAACCAAAACGAATGTTCTATACTATTGGCAAAGGAGCGTTGATCAAACAGCCTTGGACGCATACGAAGCAGCAAGTAAAGCACAAGACACCGCCGACGGCAAACGTCGTGTCTTCGTCTCAACGCCATACGCCCCGTATGACATTGGCGATTTGTGGGTAAATGGAGCCGATTTGCGGCGATGCCAAACCGCAAAAGTTGTTGGACAATCATATAGCATCAACGATTGGGTCATTGCCGTGAATTATGACAATACAAAAACAGTCATTGACGGGGGTATTGTCACTTCCGGCACGGTACAACTTGCAGGATCGGGCGGTTCTATCCTTGCAGGAATAACAGGCGAAGGAACGGAAGCTTCTTCGGTTCGTTTTTGGGCCGGGGCTTCAAAAGAGAATAGAAATACGGCCCCTTTCCGTGTTTTACAAGACGGATCAATAATTGCATCAAAAGCAACAATTGAAGGCATTATCAAGGCAATATCCGGCAGCATTGGCGGTTTTGAAATCGGGCAAGGAAGAATCGGTGTTTCTGAATCTTCTGAAATGGAAGGCAAATACAATGGTCTTGCATTGTTATCCGATTTTATAAAATTCTCAAAAACCAATTTGTGGGCCGGAATAGGCGCAAACGTGTTCCCCGCATCAAGTGGATTAATGGGTCTTGGCCGTTTTGAATATTCGGGAAGTTCATATAATAGTGGAATTGGTTTATATACAAAATTTAGACCAAGGAATAATTCATCTTGGTACACCCAAAGGGCTTTGCAAGTAGACGGAAATTCTTTCTCAATTGGGGGTAATGCACATTTTGACGACACTTATCACGGTGAAGCATATACCGACATCATTGAAGAATATATCGGTATAACGAACAACTTCTTCTTCGGTTCAATTGGGGCCGCATATAGAAATGTAAGATTACCCGGACGGGCATATATGAATAGAACCGTCTCTGAATTATCGGGCAAGGACATATCATTCTTGCTTTATATTCAAATTGGTTGGTTGGGAAACAGCAATCGAATAAAACTTTCCGGTTGTGACGACGGCGTATTAGTAGATAATAACGCCGAACGCATAAACGGCGGGAATGGTTGGCTTGACATGGCACAAGGCGACAGTTTGGTTTTAAGGTATTGCAATGGCCATTATTATACAGTAAGATATGGTACTTAAAAATTAAAATTATGGAATTAGCAAAAATTGATAACGAAGGAATGATTGATGTTCGGTTTTGTGATCCGAACAACGGTGTAAAAATGGCGAATTTGAGAAATGCCGGGTTTCTCAATCTTGTTTCGTCGATACAACCAACCGTTCAAGACGGTGAAGTTGCCGTTGATTCCTACAAAGAAGAAAACGGAAAACTTGTACAATATTGGGAAGTGAAGGTTGATTCGGTTTATACTCAAAAGAAGATTGATAATTTGAAAGAAGTATTATCGTCTTCAGATTATAAAGTGATCAAATGCCAAGAAGCTTCTTTGATTGGTGAACAAATGCCCTATGATGTTGACGAATTACACAAAGAACGTCAATCAATTAGAGATGAAATCAACCGTCTTGAATCGTTGATCTAAGCGGGAAACTTACGCTTTTTTTATTCAACAATATATCACAGTGATATAATACAACCTATTTTTGAACTAAAATTTTCAACTTATGAACACAAGAAGTGGTGAAATGGTAAGTCCGCAAGTTGCCAAGCTTGGCAATATTGAAGGGTTGCAAGATAGCAACTTTTCATTGCCGGACGGTCAAGCCTTCCTTTTAAAGAATGAAGGAAATGAAGACGTCTATCTTGAAGTTACGCCCGCCGGAATGGACGACGGGACCTTCATTGAAACAAGGCTTTATCCGGGTTGGAACCCGGAAATTATAAAGGCAGTGAAGCAAACTTCATTGTCAAATGTCAAACTTAAATGGGGCTATTGATATGGGAATCTTAATTGGAATCGGGGGAACGGAACCAAAATTCCCCTATAATTACTTTTATGGGATCGAATGGGACACAAATGTTGCCGATTCCGCTTGTACTCGTTTAGGCAGACCGGAACTTCATGTTTCATTGCCTATTCAATCACTTATGCGCCGTTGCATCTTGAATGATGCCGGAAACGTGGTTTATTATCTTCATGCCAATGATTCGACTAAACGTGACAACGGTGCGGCGGCTGATCTGACGGGGGCAACCGGGCAAGTCATGGTCGAAATACCGGAACACTATGTCCGCTTTGAAATGGAAGGAACTAAACGCCGTTGTTTGATGTCAATATACGCTTTGCCCGGATTTAGACGCATCCCGAAAATGTATATTTCAGCGTATGAAGCCGCCCTTCAACGTTCGACATTGAAATTGTCTTCAGTTGTCAACACTTCAGCCGATTACAGGGGCGGGGGAAATCAAACGGCTTGGGACGAACTAAGCAAAACGCAATTAGGACGTCCCGCAACTGCAATCAGTTTAACCAACTTCAGAAAGTACGCCCGAAATCGTGGATCAGTCAATTGGAATTGCGACACATACTTCGTGCAACGTGTGTTGTATTGGTTGCGTGCCGTTGAGTATGCAAACTTTAATTGCCAATTAGCGTTCAATGCGCAACCAACTTCGGAAGGATACAAGCAAGGCGGCTTGGGTGCGGGAGTTACTACGGTAAACAGTACGAAATGGAGCAATTTTACAGGTTATTATCCGCTTCTTCCTTGCGGTGTAACCAATTCATTAGGTAATGCAACCGGAGTTGTCAATTACAACTTACCGCAAGATTATGACACTACGATCTTGACCGTTGGTGTTCCTTCTTATCGTGGAATAGAAAATCCATTCGGTCATATTTGGTCATGGGTTGACGGTTGTAAATGCCGTATCCAATCAGAAACCGACGGGGGATTATCTGAATTTTACGCTTGTGAGGACCCGCAATATTTCCAAGATACAAACTATAATAACTATGAATTACGGGGCGTATTGCCACGCAAAGAAGGTTATATCAAGGAAATGATTATCGGTGAATATGGTGAATTCATGCCGCTTGCAGTTGGGGCCGGATCGACGACATATTTTTCAGATTATTTCTATACAAATATTCCGGCTTCCGGTGAAGCTCAAAGGGGTGTGTTGTTCGGCGGTTCTTCGCATTATGGTGCGAATGCGGGTGTCGGCTACTCGAATACGAGTAATGCGGCGTCGTATACGTCTGCGCATGTCGGTTCTCGGCTTTGCTTTTTACCGGGCGTGTAACGCCCCGAATCGTTTTTTGAATTTTGAAATTTTGAGTTGAAATAAAAGGGTTGTCCGTCGTCGGGGTGTGTTGTTCAGCGGTTCTTCGAATAATGGTGCGAATGCAGGTGTCAGCTACTCGAATACGAATAATACGGCGTCGAATACGAATGCGAATATCGGTTCTCAGCTATGCTTATAAAAATATTGCATCGACGGAAACCTTGCCACAAAAGCAAAACAGTTTGTTTTGCATGACTTGGGAAACCAAGGGCAAAAAATAAATTTTATAAAACGGTGTTGGTAGGGTATCAAAGCCCGAAGACCCCCATTATATAAGCAAACGTATATCACACTGATATACAATAATATGAAGATAAATGAAAAGACTTGGAAATTTGTATGATCAGATTTGTAGCATTGAGAATTTGCGATTGGCCGATGAAAAAGCCCGCAGAAGAAAGCTTCGATCTTACGGGGTCCAACGGCACGACAAAAACCGTGACGAGAATCTTTTGCGTCTTCAAGAAATGCTTTTAACTCAAACATACAAGACGTCACAGTATGATGTCTTCACAATTTATGAACCAAAAGAACGGCAAATCTTTAGACTTCCATATTTCCCGGATAGGATCACGCATCATGCAATTATGAATGTTCTTGAACCGATTTGGGTTTCAGTCTTCACAAATGACACCTATTCTTGCATCAAGAATAGGGGAATACATGCAGCCGCTAAACGGGTCAAATATGATTTAAAGACAGACCCGGAAGGCACAATTTATTGTCTAAAGATAGATGTTCGCAAGTTTTATCCTTCTATTGATCACGATATACTAAAACAGGTTATTCGCAGAAAAATAAAGGATAAACGCTTGCTTTGGTTACTTGACGAAATTATTGATTCGGCCGACGGTGTACCTATTGGGAATTACTTATCCCAATATTTCGCCAATTTATATCTTGCTTATTTTGATCATTGGATCAAAGAAGTCAAGCAAGTAAGATATTTCTATCGCTATGCCGATGATATTGTGATTCTATCTTCAAGCAAAGAATCACTTCACGCCTTATTGCGTGAAATGCGGGTTTACCTTCGGGACAATTTGAAATTGAAAATCAAGCACAATTTTCAAGTATTTCCGGTCGATTCACGGGGGATTGACTTTTTAGGATACCGCTTCTTTCATACTCACACACTTTTACGAAAGTCTATCAAGCAAAGATTTTGCCGCCGGGTTGCAGAATTGAACAAAAAGACAGACATAAAATTTGAATCCTTCAAACAACAGATTTGCAGTTGGTGGGGTTGGTGTAAGTATTGCGATTCAATAAACCTTGTAAACAAACTTTTAAAAAATTCAGCGTATGAAATCAGTTTCAGACGATAAGCCAAATGTATTTCAAAATCTTGGCAATGGTTCATGGTTTTACAACTACGATTTCAAAGAAGTTGATCAGCCGCAAGAAGTTGATCAAGAAAATGTTCCCGTCAAGAAGTCTTGGGAATGTGAAAGCGTAAAGGTGTGGGGGATACCAACATCAAAAACCGTAAAAAAGGCCGTAATTTCAAACACTTGGGACGTGACGCAAGAAATAGACCTTGCAAATGACAACAAGCGTTTTGAACTTGGGATTTCAGAGGATAAAACTTTGCAAGACAAGTATATTGCTTATTTGAACAAAGTAGAAGAAATTAAACAAATGGTTGAATCCGACTTTCTAAACTATTCGGGTCAACTTATTCAATAACTTTTAATACTTTCAACAATGAAATTTAGTGATCTTGGGGTTACAACCGATGTTGTTGTCGGAAAGGGAATCGAAATGGACGAACTTTTCGGACAACACATCTTGATTGAAAAAACAATTATCAAACCGACGAATTTTCCGGGGAAAAATTCAAGCGGTTTGCGTATGCAAATGCAAGTATGTTTCCCAACTTGGTTGCCGGACGGGTCTTGGGAAAAAGGAGAAGACGGAAATCCGAAAGGGCAAAGACGGTCTTGTTTTACAGGATCAGACGTTCTAATTGGTGCTATACAGGAAGCCGAACAACGTATTCCAATCATCAATAAAGATCGTGAATCCAAAGGATTGCCGCTTCTTAACTTGTACCCTATGGACACTACTATTGTCAAGGTTGGCAAGTGTTTTCAATTTACATAAATCATGGAAGAAATTTTGAAAGCGATTTTTAATTCAGTCGGCAAATACTTATTCGGTGTATTCGGTGCGGTGTGTGCTTTCCTTGAACCAACCGTTCCGTTCATTTTGATTTGCACGTTGGCGGTCTTCATGGATTGTTGGACGGCTTGGTCTTTATCCCGAAGAGTAAAAAAGAAATTCCCCGGAGCAAATGACGGTAAGTTTAAGAGCAACTATGCCGGACGTGTCTTTGTAACTTTGATTAAAGTCTACGCTTTGACCGTTCTTGCGTTTTTGATACAAACATACATTCTTGAAGGATTGCCCGTGAAGTTGGCAAACATTGTCGCCGGGGCTGTATGCTTTTGGCAAGTTTGGTCAATGTTGGAAAATGAATCGTCTTGCAATGATTCAAAATGGGCTAAAATAGCACAAAGAATCATGGTTGATAAAACCGAAAGACACTTTGACATTGATTTGCACGAATTAAAGAAAGGGGGCGATAATGGCAAATGCTAATATTTTGTTACCATTCATTTTGCGTTGGGAAGGTGGTTTCGTAAATGATCCAACGGATCGGGGCGGCGCAACAAACAAAGGCGTTACAATAACAACTTGGCGACAAGTTGGGTATGACAAGGACGGTGACGGGGACATTGACGTTGATGATCTAAAATTGTTGACGAATGAAGATGTCCGGGACCGGGTGTTGGTTCCCCATTATTGGAACCGTTGGAAAGCGGACACTATTAACGACCAAAAAATCGCAAATATTTTGGTTGATTGGGTTTGGGCTTCGGGATCGCATGGAATAAAAATTCCGCAACGTCTTCTTGGTGTTGATGTTGACGGTATCGTTGGCCCTAAGACTATCGAAGCGGTAAACTTTGCCGATCCCAAATCCTTGTTTTTGGCAATATATGACGAACGTGTGAAGTTTATCAACAACATTGTCGAACGTTCCGTTTCAGAGTATGAAAAAAAGATCGGCCGAAAAGCAACAGAAGCCGAACTTCTAAAATACACCCAAAAACGTTTCCGCAAAGGGTGGTTGAATAGATTATCAGAACTTAAAAACTTGTAGTTATGCAAAAGTTGTTTTATATTTTTGTTTTACTTTGGTCTTTGTTCTTTTGCTTGTCGTGTTCTTCAGTTAAGAAGTTGTCCGAAATGACTTTTTCTTCCGAAAAGAACACTACAAAGGAAGAAAATGAAAGATCATTCATTGAAACCCGGATAGACACAAGCAAAATGTCCGGTCTTGAAATCACGTACACCCGAATCGAATATTTTGATCCGGCCCGAAACGCAAGAGAATACGAAACAGGATCAGAACCCGAAGATTCCGTTCTACATGCCAATAATATTCCTTTGCCTTCAGAATATAAACCGCCGGAAAACAAAAAGCCAAAAGGAGCCGTCAAATCAATCGAAATGTTGTCGGTCAATAAAGTATTCAGCAAAACGGGGAAAGTCGAAAATAGGGCCGTTTCTGAAAGCGAGAAGACCAATCATGAATCATTTAAGGATAACAATATTCAAAAAGAGCAAGAAACACCCGTTCCCGATCCGAAACGTTGGAGATATATTTTTTATTTGGCTTTATTGGCGGTTGGCGTATTTCTCTACTTCAAGCGAAAGGAGATTTTTAAAAACGTCAAGCGGTTCTTTTCAAAATAA